ATGTATTCGTCGATAGACTCTGGTTCAAACCCAGCGCAGTAGGCTAGCCCACGACAAGCCTCCGTGAAGTTTGCCATGTGTGGTAATTGAAACTCAATCTCTGCGTGTTCAATGGTGTCGAGGGTTGGCATTGTGTTGGTGTATGTAAGTTTAATCATATCTATAGAAACATTGGTTCAAAGAAGGCAACCTTGGAACTGTAGACAACACCACACCCAACGATTGGTTTGGCGGCATACACTCTTCCGTAATTCATGGACGGGTGGTCGTGTTCTACGCCACATCCTACTTGCATACCAAAGACACAATCGTGTTGGTTGGCGTGGTATACAAGGCCAGCCTGGGCGTGTAGGTGTCCTTGGACAAGAGAGTTGAACTCAGCTACGGCATTCTTATATGCAGCTTGTTGTCCACCCTTACCCTTGTCTCCGTGACGGTAGATGACATCCTCAATAATAAGATCGTGGTAGCGAGGGTGGATTGTCCAACCTTCTAGTTGCCACAGGGACTTGAAGTCCTTCATCAGATGCTCTGGTATGCCTATGGTCTTAGCCTTACGGGACGGTAGGTCACTATGGTTACCCTTGAGGTAGTCTACTTGAGGGAAGGCTTTGTGTAGCTTTCTAACCTGTTTAAATGCCTCTGCAAACTCATCCTCTGCACTTGGCATGGACGGGTCTTTCTCGTGGTAGGAGATGGAGTTCCAATCTACTAAGTCACCAATGTGAACAACCCTGTTACACTTGTGCTTCTTCTCTATCTTCTTTAAGAACTTGATGTAGTCTTTGTGCATCGCTGGGCAATGCGTGTCACCGATAATAAGGACTGTGTTTTTCTTGGGCATATTAGTAGTATTGGTTTTGGTTTGTGAGCTACATACGCTCGCGGTTTGTCTGGCTAAATGTTCCCATAGGCTCCCATCGCTCCCTGCCCTGTATCACCCATTCTTCTAGGTAGGCAAGGTCGTCGGAGTATAGGGGTGGCTCAGAGACGATAGAGGTAAACCCATCAAACTCTAATGAATCATTGGTAGTAAACTTGACGATAACATCACAAGACTCAGCCTTCGCGTTGTCCATATTGAGCATATAGGTGTAGTTCATAGTGTTGGGTGGGTTGGAACGTAGTCTGTGGCTGGTTCGATTAAACCCTTCTTGGTGCATTTGTATACGGTGCGGCAGCACTCGTCTTGAAAGTCTTTGATGACTTGCCAGTCACTCTCTGATCTGCTGGCCTTGTTGTCATTGATGAGGGTCTGAGCTTCGTCTTCTAGTAACTCTTTGTCTTGGTGGCGTTCGATGAACCTGGTGCAAGCTCCTGTCACCTGTCGGTATTTAGTTAGTGCTTTGTCGTTCATAGTTATTTAGATTTATCAATCATTGCGGAGGCACGTTCGTTCATGTCTTGCACCCATCCTGGTTTATGTGAGATTGGTCTGTCATCAACGCAGTTACCAAACATTTGAGAGTCACGAAGAACTGCTAGCCCTGTCATGGCGTGAGCTATGTGATGCTCTCCAGAGTCTGGGTCTAAGTCTTCGCCTTCATACCAAGCGGTCAAGTGCCGCCATACAGCGTTGTAATAAACTGATGCCCTAACACCAGCTTCACGCCAGTTGTAAGCACCATACTTCAAGTCTCCGTGTAACTTAACCAAGCCACATTCCATAAGAACTGGTGCTGGTAGACCAGACATTGGAGCCTTGCGTATGCCAATCATGTCTTTTGGATTAGTGTCTTTTATCTCTGTCATATCATTGTGGCAAGCAGGGGAGAGTTGCGTCTCCCCCGCCATGCGTCTTGGGGTTTAGTTAGGACAAGGGTTGGCAGTTAAAACGGGGCTTCAACTAACTCTGGTTCTGGTGCAACTACTTCAGATGCAAAGTCATCCGAACCGCTGTTACCAGCATCCGTTGGGTCTGGCTCTTTGGCATAGCCAAGGTAGTCGTCGAGGTAATCCTGTAGGATGTTGTCGTAGTAGTCTGCACGGGCGGCAGCTTCGTTGGACAGGGAGTTACTAACCACAGCGAAGAGAGGTTTCTTGAACTTCACAGCACCCTTCTTCTCGTCGGTTGCTTCCTTGATGGCAACAACTGTGTCGTTGTATAGACCGCTGTCACCATTGACGCTATCGACAAACTCAATCCAGGCTGTAAGAGCAGCACCCTTAACTTGGAAGTTAATTAGCTCGTAGTCGTCTGAGCCTGTCTTAGCCATAGCGTAGATAGACTTGGTGAACTTGGCTCCTTGTGTAACCTTAACGTCTGACCATGTGCCAGTAGCAACCATGCCGTCCTTGTTACGAACGGTTAGCTTGTCACCGATACCACGAACTTCGTTAGACCATAGACCAGTTTGCTTGGCCTCAGAGAAACCTTTAACTGTGTTGAGTTGATCTAAGACAATGAAAGCTGTCGAGATGGGCAGGTGCTTCTCTGTGCTTGCTTCTTTGTCCCAGTATTTCCAGTCGCCAGACTGCGTGTCCCACTCTAAGAATTTAGTGGCAGGGTTGGACGAGCCACCCCCAGTTGATGTGTTTCTTGTTCTACTCATAATATTGTATTGCTTGATGTTAGTTAAGGTTTTATGGATGTTGGTTAGGTGTGTCAAGAAGATTTTTTCTTTCTTTGATTGGCTGTGCGAACCTTGTGACAGGCCACACACACAACTTCTTGTTTGCCGTAGATCATATCTCTGAAGTGTGGGGTTAAAGTCTCTAGGGTTTGAACATCGGTGAAAGGTGTGATGCCATCTACGTGGTCAATCTCATACACACTCTTGGCTCTCTTCTCCAGGGTTCCGTCAATCTTGGTTCGCCTCTCCTTCTCTGACATCCCCATCTCCTTGCCGCAGTCTACACAGACTACTACGAACCGTTCTCTACCTGTAGCTGGGTTGATGCCACGCTGACGAACGGACTGGATGAAAGTCTTGCGGGACGAGTTGCGCCAGCAAGGTCGAAGGGCAGACTTAATCATGGTGCGGAACTTACCTTCCGTCATGCCTAAGACTGAATTGATTTCACCCCTAGCCATGTTGTGATAACTCTTCTTCGGTTGGCTCGTAAGGAAGGTCTGGCTCGTCTATCTGTGCTAGAAAGTGGGTGGTGTCCTTACCCATACGTTCGTGCGCTCCGATGAGAAGCTTGCGGTGTGCCTTGAACTCTGAAGAGTTGGGATGGTTCAAGCAAAAATACATTGCCCTTCCCATTACGTCCAAGGCTTCAAGCATTGTGTCTGCATATTGTCGTGCTTCGTCTAGGTCTGTTGTCATAGTTCTGTTAGTGATTAGATTAGTCTTTGTGATAGAATGGTAAATGCCTTGGCAGCAGTCTGAGGAACTACTCCGTTTCCCAAGAGCCTAAGTCTGTCCACCCTACTGGAAGACCCATTAGATTTTCGACCCAGCTTGGGTTGAGCCGACCCGTCTGGGTCGAAGTCTTTAGCGGTGGGTATCCCATCTTGATTCTCACATTCGACTCCAAGTCTGGGGTTCTCCTCTCCCTCTCGCTCTGATAGTCTGGATGGATTCCTGTCGATGCTTTCGGAGTTGCCCGCGACTCTTGGCTCTTCCCATTCGTATTGGGGTTCGCTTGGTCTTGAAGGCCAACGTGTGCTACCCGCCGACCAAGTGTCTGCTTGGATGGGTTCGCCCTGCTTGGAGGAACTGTGGAGTTGGTGTCCTTCCAGTCCCTCGTGGTTGCTGTTGGCCAGTTCTTCTGCTCCTCGTGAGTCTCCACTGCATCCCGCAGCTTCGCCCCAAAGGTTTGATTGCTCTTGTGCCTCTTGCTCTTGAAGCCCTGGTCCGTCATCTCCGTCTCGATGCGTCCACCCTCCGCGTCCGATGTCCTCGCTGTTGGCCATCCCAAGTATGTAGACTCGCTTTCTCTGATGAGGTGCGCCGACTTCTTCCGCTGAGAATATTCCTGCCGTTGCTCGATAACCCAATCCTTCCAATGTTCTGAGGACATATTGGAGAACTGGTTCTCCGTCGGCTGTCTTGCAGCTGAGGATTCCTTGTACGTTTTCAAGGAAAACAATTCTAGGTTGGCACTCTCTAATTCCGTCTGCGATGTAGGGGAAGAGGTGTCTGGGGTCTTCAGTAGCTTGACGCTTTCCAGCAGCTGAGAATGGCTGACACGGGAATCCTCCAGAGAGGATGTCCACGCATCCACGAAACTTTCCGTATGGGAAGGTCTTAACGTCCGTGAAGACAGGTGCTGCATCCAGCTTTCCCTCTTCCATCTTTGCAACCAGGTTCGCGACAGGGAATCCTTCCCTCTCCACGTAAGCGATCTCTCGCAGATTTGGGAGAACGCTTCTGAGTCCAAGCCCAATTCCTTCGTATCCAGAACATAGGCTGAGGTGTGTAATTGTTTTGGTAGTATCCACATTGTATCTTTCTTTTAGTTTTAGTTTTAGTTTAGTTCTTTTATATTAGTAATGGTGATTGGGACATTCGTCTTCTTTAGTTTGTATCCTTTATTCTTACTGCCAGTAGTCAAGCATTTAATTGCTTCGTCCTCGGTGTGTGCTGTTTTAATTGCACTACAGGGTGAGGGCATATCTCGACGGGTGTATGTAAGTCTGTAGCAAGGCATCAATGGAAACGTCCTATGTGGTTCTTAAAGATGAACTTACCTTTCACATCACGCGCACCTTCACGTTGCTTGGCAATGTTATACTTCAATGAAACGTAAGCCCCATGCTCTGCGTCTACTCGACGAGCCTCATCCACATCCTTGCCATCAGGCCATAGAAGTAAGATGATGTCGGAGTCATTTTCAATGTCACCAGAATCCTTGAGGTCATACAAAGTAAGACCAGACTCACGCTTGGCTCCCTCACGATTGACTTGTGCTAGCAAGAAGACAGGAACGTCCAACTCCATCGCCATCAGTTTCACTTGGTGTGATACCTCAGCAATGCCGTCGTTCTTTTTCATGTTGCGATCCCAAGGCACAAGCTGAAGGTAGTCTATGACAATCCATTCAATCTTGTGCTTGCGCTTATACATACGAGCCTTGGCACGTAACTCATCCACACTCTTAACGTAGTGGTTGGTGAAGATAGGAGCCTCTGCCATCTTGTCGGTTGCTTCCCATACACGCTTCTGGTATTCTGGTTTCATCATCCCATCATGCAAGCGGTTGAGTGGTGTAGCGGCACAGGTTTGAATCATGCGGTTAGCCAGAGACTTAGCTTGCATCTCAAATGAGAAGTAAAGACCAGGTATGTGGTGCGTAACTGCGTTCTGCAAGACGATGTTCAGAGCAAGGGCAGTCTTACCACAGGACGTAGGTGCGGCAATCACCATCACCTCTCCTTTGGCTACACCACCACAGCTAAGTTTCTCATCTACTTGTGCAATGCGAGTGGGCATGGCAGACACCTCATAGGTTCCGTTCACCATAGCCTTGTAGTCCTCTCTGAGGGCTTCGGCAGCAGTTCTGATACTCCCGTCCCCCTTACCATCATCAACGTCCTGTAGGGACTGTAACGAGGCTTCTAGCCTAGACGTAACAGAGTCTGCTTCTTCCTCCCCTTCCTCTGCTTCCTCAATGGCGAGGCGGCAATGACGGATGGTCTGGCGAAGCTTAGACTTCTCCTTGACTATGTTGGCAGCATACTTGGCGTGGGTGGCGGTCTCACAGGCTTCTTGAATTGTATAGATGGTTCCGATGCCACCAATCTCCTTCTCGTTGCCATCGGAGCGTAGCTGCTCCAGTAGTGTGATGTCTGATAACTCCAACCCCTTCCCCACAATCTGCCCCATAGTAGAGAAGATTGTGGAGTTGCGAGCTACATAGAAGTCGGAAGGTTGAACAACCTGTGACACCTCGTCGTAAATGGAACCATCTTCGGACAGAAGACAGGACGCAAGAACAACTGTCTCCGACTCTAGTGAGTGAGGATGCGTGTTTTTAGCGGTAGGCATACTAGCTGTCTTCGCGTTCCTGTTGATCCATCACGAACTCACAAGCCTCACGTAGGCAACCAGTTCCGTAAGGATAGGTCACCAGGGATTGGCCTTGCTTGCTGTATAGGATGACAGACTCTGGGCGCATATCTATGTCATACTGAAACTCTGGGTCTATGCCACTCTCTTCTAGCCACGTAAGGATTTGATCCCCTGTGCGCTTCTTAGGTTTGTCTGGGACTCGCTCTGAAATCCAGTATTCATCTCCGTCACATAGTGCGCCAACGTAGTCATCGACGAAGCGTTGCTGTCCTGCGACAACTTGTAGGCGTTGGACAAGTGTGTCCGCGTCCAAGTGTTTGGCGGGGCCGTAAGGGTAGGTTGCTGTTTTAATAATCATGTTCTGTTTGGTTTATGGTTTGGTTATGGTAAATCTTTGCTAATCTCTTCAAGGGCTTCATAGCCACGCATCACTCTGCTGAAGTAGCTTTCTTCCTTTGTCTCTGATACAATGTCGTAATGCTCCTTGGTCATTTCTTGCAGGAAGCCATAGCGGTGTGAGGTGCGAACGCTAATTGCCGCGTATTTGTTGGCTATATACTGACCATAGTATAGAGCTTCAGTGTAAATATCATCACACTTCCTGGAGGTGCGGAAGTGGTTTGCAGCTTTGTCTCTGAAGCCTTGCTCCAGTTGTGTGCGTTCGTGCTTTGGTGTTCTGTGTGTGTCTTTTTGTAGTTTCATGTTTATGTTTGGTTTGGTTTATTATTAAATGCCACGCATTTGCATGATGGCGGCAACGGCTTTGTTTTTAGCCTTCTCTCTTTTCTTTTTCTGACGGCTAAGAAAATTGTATGCTCTGGCAACCTCTGGGTCAACTGGTCTATCCAACATTTCTTTGCGTCTAACTTTCTCATCAAATGTTAGGTCTTCAAACTTCTTATACGAAGTCTTGTAGTATTTCGTGCTAGCTTTTTGTTTTTCTGATCTCATGTTTATGTTTGGTTTGGTTTATAGGCTTGGGATGGTCTTTGCCACCTCCAAGATAAGTTCGTTTTCTAAAAGCTCTGGTGGCATTGGTGACCTCCAGATAGAGATGAGCATGAGGCACTTTGTATATGCGTCAAGTGTAAAACCTTCTGCCTCGTAAATTTCTTTTGCAGCAGGGATAGGTGATGGTGGTGTTCCCATCCTTTCACAATAAGCAGAGGCTAACTTCTGAGCCTTGGCAATACCAATCCCTTTCATCCCCTCAATGTTGTCGGTTGAATCTCCCATGAGAAGTTGAACTAACCAATGGTAGTCTGCTTCAGCTTGTGTTACACCACGAGGCCAATCATCCTTGTTCCAGTTGTAGTGCCACCCTGGGACACCAAGTAAGTCCTTATCTATGCTACAAAGGATTGGGTTTTTAACCCTTCCGTTCGTCAGCATGATACCAAGTAAATCATCCGCTTCTAACTGGTCGTGCTTACACCACCTGTGGTTATTTAACTCCTCAAGCTTCTCCATCAATGGAACATAGAGAGGTGGCTTCTCGCGTCTCCCTGCTTTGTAGTCTGGATACAAGACCTTACGGAAGTTGTCACGTCCAGACACCACGAGGTAATGCTCTTGTGCGCGGCAAGCAGAGACTACACTTTGTATAGTAAACTCTACCATCTCGACTAGGCTTTTTAAACCTGTGCCAGTTGACTCAGCCTTAGCTGCATGAGAGTAGGAGATCAGTTCAAGATCAATGAGGGCGGTTTTAGTATTTGTTTTTAGGTTCATAGTTTTGTTTTGGTTACGGTATTGGTAAGATGTAGGGAAAGGTATTTGGATGGTCAAGAAGAATCGTCCTTGTTTTTTTAAAAAAAAACTTTGGTTCCTTGGTCTCAATCAAATCGGTGTAGCTCTTGGCGTTTGGACATGGTTCACCCATTACGAATGAACCACGTCCTGCTGTCTTGTCTCAAATCGTATGAGTCTGACGCTCTTTCATGTCGTCCCGCTTGGCTGTGGTAAGTGCTGTATAAGCTACGGGACGGTGTTCACGCTCCGTTAGGGGCCACCTGTTACGCTAGGTCGGTATCTAATTCAAACCTAGCAACCACCAGAACCTGGAAGCTACGCTTCGGGTTCCGTTGTGCAGACTTGGGTTAACCTGTGAGGCCACTTGCTCCGCTAGACTGTATGGGCATAAAAAAACCCCTCTTCCATGTAGTGCTAGAAGAGAGGCTTAAAGTGCTT